TCTTCATACTCTTCTTTAGTACAGTCAGTATATGGTGCTTGTTTGTATGTTCCACCATCGTAAGGTAGAAAAGATATTCCACTTATAGCATCGAAGTGATCATATACCCAAGCTCCAACTTTCATCCACTCATGCTCTCTGACGTAAGCAGTAATAGATGGTTTATGTTCACACCAATTCTCTTGATATACTAGCCAATGTTCCAACTGTTCTATAGCTGTTTTCTGGTTTCTGGTAACAGCCCCCTTAGGACTCTTACATCCAAAAGAAAATATAGTTGTTGAATCTTCTTTGCCAAATGCTGGTTCATTAGGAAATCCACATTCTTTCATAAAAGCAGTTAACGGGTCTTTGTTATCTTGACGTACTGTTCGTATATAGTAATTATTATGACGAGGATGTATCCCACTAGCAGTATTAGTAAGCTGACTAACAGTGCCGCTAGGTTTGACGCAAGTGATTGCGCTGCTTGGATTAATCCCGAGCTTATGCGCCCAAGTTTCATTCGTATTGATTGCCACATCTTTCATCTCCCGTAGCCATTTCTTAGTTATGTCTCTGCAAGTACTGAGAGTTTGATGATCCATTATGCCAGTCAACGACACTCCAAGCAATGCCTCTTCCTCAGTATTCTTTTTCCAAGAAGACCTCAAATATCTGAAGTCAGTTAAAGTAGCCTGCATAGTACCTATTATGGTAGCAATCTCTACCTTTCTCTTCAGATCTTTTAATGTATCTTTAGGTCTTACTATTACCTCAGATAAGTTACAAAATTGATTAGGTCTAAGCACAATCTCAGAACATGGGTTAGTACCAAATTCCCAATCAATATCCCTACGTTCAGGAGAGAACTTCCTAGCTGCTGTTCTGTTAAAGATACCACGTTCTCCTGAGTGACTCAGATATAATGCTTGCCATTCAGACATAAATTGAGCCATATCGGGGGTCTCAGTGTAACAGGCAGAATTATTAGCTAACGCCCTTTGTCCGTTCAATTCCCACCAATTGCCAGACTTAGCTATTCTCATTCTGTCATCACTGAGATTAGATAAAGATATCAGCGCTGATCTCCTTACTCCCCCTACTACGACTATATCACCCACTTTACAACATATATCATGACACTCTATGCTTGTAAGTTTCCTGCCCTTGGCATTTGTAAAAGTATTTACAGTAAACTTAAATAAATCTTCCAATGGTTGTGGCCCTGAGGAACGCCCACCAAAGGTCTTTAATCTCGCTCCAGCGGGACGAATTTTTGAAACGTCCCACGAGGGTATCCTGCCAGAATAAAGCAGGGATATAAGCTCTCTGTAAGCGCTAGACCATCCCAATTTTGAGTCAGTTACGTGTATTACAGTATTAGTATTATGTATCTCCTCGGATACTTGAGGTAATTGATTTATAAATTGTCTCTCTACGCTGAATCCCACTCCAGTGCCACACATTAGAATATACATTATTTCGTCAAATGATCGTGGGTTATCTATGGGAAGATAACTACAATTAAATCCAGCTACATTATCTCTTTCTAAAGCCTTGCCAGCAGTCATTAAACATCTCATAGATGGCATGACTTCTAAATTTAGTATAGCTTTCTTTACTTCAGATAAATCAAATTCGTTATCAAATCTCTCAGTAAAAAAAGATATATATCTAACCACAGTTTCCTCCCAAGTCTCTCTTCTTTGTTTATCAGGAAGATGTCTTGCGTATCTACTCAAGTGTATAAACTGTTGATACTCAGTCGGTAATTGGTTCATGTTTTTTTAATTCCTCTCCTAAATATTTAAGAAATAATTCATCTCGTTCTTCTTCAGGGACGTTGTTTTTAAGCCAACCCCCAGCTTCTACTGGGCCAAACTCATGATTTATTTCTGCAAAGATTCTTGCTCTTCTCCTCGGTATAAACGTATGATCTACGTTGTCTGTCATAATATTATACTCCTTTGTTAAGTAAACACTGGTAAACTATTTCTCCAACCATCAAATAGTAATCAGGTATATTTAAAGCTGCATCCATTTGTTCTACCCAAACACTCACATATTCTGTAGGTGCTCCATCCTGATTTAATTTTATAACTAAATCTTCTATAATTTTAGTTTTTGACTCCCCTTCCTGATGTTTCTGCCAAGAGTGTCCAAAAATAGCTCCTTTTAGTGAGCACTGCACGTCTATATTATTAAATCCCATAGTCACACTAGGAGAATTAACAATTAAACTTGTTAACAACAAAAAGGTATTCATAAGTAATCCTCTTTAACTCTATCTATAGAGTGCTGAGTTATGTCAATAGTTCCATGACCTGTATGAGTTAACATAACTAATCCTGCCCACCAATCACAAGTAGCTTCATTTCCTTCCATGTATTCAGGCATATAATCTGCATACCATCCTACATTACAAGATTGTATTAATGGAGCTACAGTCTCATCACCATTAATTCTTTTCATAGTATGAACACCAAATCTATGTGTGTGTCCAAATACTATTGATGTATCGTGTGTTTCAGTAGCTCTCTTAGTAACATACTCCCCACTTATGGGTTGATTAACTCGTCTGTTCATCGGTGCGTGTGTAAACGCTGTGCCATCAATATACACGTAGTGTCTATATTCTATTATATCCCACTTATCTTTACCAGCTCCAACAAAATCTGTCTCGGGTATAAACCCACTTAGTTCAGGTTTGTCTAGAGTATACCTCCAAGTCCTAAGCTCGTGGTTTCCAAGCAACCAGTATCTTTTAGGATTATACTTCTTTGTTTTCCATCTAGCTTGCTTTTTCCACAAGCCACGTATAGGTTTCATTATCTTTTCGTAAGCTTCTATACCTGAATCTATATCATCTTTTAATCTTTTGCCCTCTTTTATCAAAGGCTTATTAGTATCAAAGAAATTTATAGAATCTAAGTTCATGAAATCTCCTATCTGAACTATATTGTCAGGCTTTCTTTCGACAATGAAGTTTCCGAGAGCCTCAAATCTGTCCTTATTATATTCAGGACCATCGTGAGCATCAGGAATCACCAGGGTCGTAGCATATTTCCTCATATTCATTTTCCTCGTAGTTTAAGTTAAGCTCCCCACGTAAGTAGAGGCTGTTGATTATGTCAAAAGCCATGAGCACAGATATAACTGCGTGTTCTCCGCATTCATGACAATGTGCCATCTCGTTATCTAATCCTTTTTCAGACTCACTTCCACATCTGAAACAGTAATAGATTTCTTCTTCTCTCTTATCCATTCCTTAGGTACTTCTGTAAAACTGTACTTGAAGTCGTGTCGTTTACACCACTCTGAGTATCTAGTCTTAGATGTTTTATGCAACTTGTTATCATATTTAAACACAAACCTAATATCCAAACTAGGCTGTTGCTCCTTTATTAATAAATGTTTTGCTCTGTCGTAAGAAGTAAATCTACCCTTGCCTTCAATTATAATTCCGTTAGGTAAAACCCAATCAGGTTTGTATGTATGAATTTTATAAAATGGTATTATAAGCTTCTCGTATCTAGCTCTACTTCCTCTTAGTTTTTTTGCAATCTCTTCTTCAAACTTCGACCTGTATCTAATAGCCATTTTTTAATGTCCTTCTTCTTAAGTGCTGCCTTTAATTGATCTGCTGATTTTAAATCTTCTATGTCTCCTATATTAGTCTTGCTAACTCCACGCATCAATCTCTCTATGCCTGCTCTAGTAAGAGTATCTGACATGTCTTCTTGCTTCTTTTTTATGTCGCCTTTATAAACTTTCATGACTTTGTATATAAGTATACAATATATGTAAAAAATGATATAAAGGCTATTACAGATACGTAAGAAGCTATTTCTCCAAGTATATTATTCTTGTTTAAGTTCATCTTTTCTTTCTCCTAATGTTATTAATCGTCTAGTCTCTTCTAAAATTTCTTCCCAAGTCATGCAGTACTCATTGCATTTTTCTACTCCTTTTTTATTCTGAGTGAAAAAATGTTCGTACTCTTGGGCTACTGCCTGTTCATAATCATCAATTGATTCACACCACTCAAGACATTTTTCCGCTCCTACTGGCCCAACCCCAGGGATACCTTCAATGTTATCAGTAGAATCTCCAGTAAGTATTTGCACGTACTTACTATGAATGCCTTGTTCTACAGATACTTCATACAGTTGGTCTTTAACCCAATTGTAATGCCACCCAGCAATCTGGTCTAAGTCTTTATCGGTAGTAACAATACAAGTATTTTTATCTTGTAAGTCAGCCAGAACATCATCAGCCTCAAGACCTTCTCGCTCTTCAGCATTCCACACATTCTTTAGATACTCCTTAATCTCGGCGTACCAGTGAGGTTTATGCAAAGGATCTCTATTACCTTTGTATATTTTTATCGTAGCAAGATTATCTCTAAATGTTTCCTTCGGACTAAGGAATACCTCTAGCTCAACATCACCAAACCTATTGGATAAAAACTTCTCCACCTCAGTTAAGACAGTCTTAACATTATTTAATGCATTCTCAACAGGTTCTATGACTGTATCCACAGTAACAGCGTAATCAGATACCCCTTTGGCATGTTCTTCACGCCAAGCAAGCATATCTTTTTTATACCTGAACTTAGGTATCTCTCCTAAGTACGATGGCAAAAATAGGTTATATATTTTACTTTGCGCAGCAAAGCCACACCTGTAAAGTATAATGTCTCCATCTACTAGTGCTTTCATAATAGTCCACCAATATTTGTTTCTTTTTTAGCCATATTAGTCAAATTCTTGTCTGAATTTTGATTTATACGCATTGGTCGTACCTTATACAGAGGACATTCATAACCTGTGCATTCTTCGACCTGTTTGCGCCATGTTCCTTTTGAATATGGGTCATAGATGCAATAACGACACATATTATTGATGGCTTCTCTTAGTTTCATCTTAGTTAATTAAAACCTTAGATTCTTCTTCTTTCTTTCTAGCTTTTTCAGCAAACTTATCTCTCCAATCATCTAAGGTAGCTTGCATCTCATGTAGTCCCTCATATCCCTGTACTAAAAAAGGTACTTCAGCCTCTACTACATCAGTCTCTTTATTGACTATTGCATAAACAGCATGACCGTTTCCCTTAGATGCAACAGAACCTTGTACCACAAGTTTGTAGTCAAGGGTTTCGTCTAAGTATCTACTATTCATAATTTGTGTCCTCTTCTAATAAATCAGCTTGAGCGTCAGAGGAAGGGTCATCATAAGACCCTTCTCTAGCTTCAGAAGCTTCTATATAAAATTTACGAGTAAATGCTTCAACAGATTTTTCAACTATTTCAGATTTCTTCTTGGTATTAGCACCTAAGCTAATTGCTCCAGAAGTAATTAATAAATCAACCATAGCAATTGCTCTTTGTAGACATGCTTCGTATCTAATTTCTTTAGAACGTAACTTGTCCTCTTCTTCTTTGTTAGACCAGTATGAGTCTCTGGTAACAGTTGCTCCAGCTGTAACTTTCACTTTAGGTGAAGCTGCTGGTTGTAAGTTACTTGTCTCTGATGCATCCACTACTTCTACTGATTTCAAATCTATATTCTTATAGATTCCTTTTTCAGTATATACAAATTTAATGGTATTACCTTCCTTAAAAGGTAATTTAGTTGCATCAAAGC